CTTGTCGGCCGGGTCTACACTTTCGACATGGGAATATTTCGCCTTCACAGCTGTAATATGATCTACATATTTGGAAGTACCGTCACGCATATCACGATAGATGGCATCTAACTGATCACCATACAGACCATATGCTTCTTTTCTATTATCTATCATTGTGGCCCGCTGGCCAGCTGCAGTCGCAGCCCATATAGCATGTACATTCTCGAATGTATTGCTGTCAGGTTTGTAGTCCCAATTCTGTTCAACATCATCATCACTACATTCTCGCCATGTCAAAGAATTGTGGACTTCAAAAGTATCTGCCAAAGTATCAACCACTTGAACTACGCGATTATCTAAATTAAGAAGAACATGTTTCATTACTAACTCCTATTTGTATTCGTAGACAATAACAACGCCTGTTGCTACTGATGCCGCACTACCTTGAGTATACCCGTTATAAACCCCTATACCACCAGCACCATAAGAAATAGCCGCATGTAAAGTTGTATCTGTTGTATTAGCCGTGCCGGGTGAACTTCCCCCAAAATAACTAGAACCTCCACCACCTGAGTGGGCCAAGCCGGCAGCAGTCTGACCTCCGCCGCCTCTAATATTAACATCTCCTCCAGTGCCGGCGCCGCCATAACCACCGTCCCGTGAGCCAGTGTGTGTTGCGCCACCTGTTGCTGAGCAATGACCTCCAAATGAAGATGTGGACCCAGCGGAACCCGCTGGGCCTACCGTAACCGCTACGGAAGAGATGTTAGTTACATCAATGAACTTTTCGGTATATCCCCCAGCGCCTCCTCCCCAACCACCATTAGAGCCGTGAGAACCGCTGCCGCAAAGACTAACGTGAACGCTTTTGATGCCGCTGGGTTTTGTCCAAGTGCCGGATGAAATAAATGATTGAACAGACGCCATACCACCGCCGGCAGAAGCGCTCATAGTTGGAGGCGCTCCAGCACCAGCCGAAGTTAATACTTGATCAGCGCTGCCAGTAGCAATTGCTACTGGATTGCCAGAAGCATCATAGCTAAGAATATTTCCATCTGTGCCACTTGCCATCTTAGCAAGAGTTATAGCATTGTCTGCAATAGAAGCAGCCGGTATCTCACCTGATAATTGTGCGCCAAAATCATATTTTAATGATGCATATGTTGCCATTTTCTTTACCCCTCCCTAGGGAGCCTCCCTATTTATTTTTCTGTTAACAACCAGCCTTGAGTTGAATCTACATAAACTAATTCAAGTCCTGCTCGTTCTGTTGTAACTGTCATATCTGCACTTGCTGCAGCAATCTTTTCTGAATTTCTTCCAATCGTACAAGTATTACTATCAAATGTTCCAGCATAATCAATTATACGAACATAATCTCCGATACTAGGAGAAGCTGGTAATGTCATTGTAAATGCTGAAGATGTTGTATTAACAAAGTATCCACGACCAGCCACCATTGTTGTTGCACCAGTTACGACTGCTTGCCATTGAACACCGCCAGGATTATAAGTTTTTAATCTCGAAGCAGCAACTTTTCTATTGGTTCCACCAGCACCATCATCTATAATAAATAAATCAGCATCAACAATTGCAGCACCAATATCTGTGGCACCATCAATGTCAAGATTAGCAACGGGAACTTCACCAGCAGCATCTTCAACATAAGTTTTAAGACGAGAAGCGGTTACCTTACGGTTAGTACCACCAGCACCATCATCAATGATCAACAAATCAGCATCAACAATTGCAGCACCAATATCTGTACCACCATCTATATCTAGATTGGTAATATTAAACGCACCAGCACTAGCACCAACATAAGTGGCAAATCTTGATGCCGTTGTTTTCCTATTCGTTCCACCAGCACCATCATCAATGATCAATAAATCTGCATCAACAATTGCAGCACCAATATCAGTTCCACCATCAATATCTAATTCGGCAATAGCGACAGTTCCATCTGCTAAAGCTGTAGTTCCTGTAACATTTAATGCTCCAGCAACCGTTAATGTCGCACCACTTGGGATAGTAAAAGTATCACCAGAATCCCCAATGGTCGTCGCTGTTCCACTTGCCGGTGAGATTTTATTTACTTTTAGTTCACTCATGGTTTAATATCTCCTATTTATATAGCATAGTTATTTTTAAATTACTTCTAAATCGCCGGACACATTAACGGTGCCGGTGACGGTCATACTATTTATTACAGCTAAAAAGCCAGTCACAGTAACAGTAACTCCAGAACTAACAGTTAATGGGCCTGTTGCAGTAGCGTTAGTTCCGCTTGCGATTGTGACATTGTTAGCTAATGTTGCAGTATTTACCCTAAATATATCAGAGAGTCCATCAGCCGAATCGCCGCCGATTTCGCCAGCGCTCCTACCGAAAAAATAACCAGCACCACCACCGATATAAGTTTTAAGTCTTGCAACTGTTGTTTTTCTATTAGTACCACCAGCGCCATCATCAATGATCAATAAATCTGCATCAACGATAGCAGCACCTATGTCTGTACCACCATCTATGTCTAATGTTGTTAATGGCGTAGTTCCAGCAGCTAACCCTACGCCAGAACCACTGAAAGAAGTAGTTCCTGTAACAGTTAAATCACCTCCCACAGAAAAATCGCCAGAAACAGTGTCTGACGCAGTAATACCACCAACATCAGAAACCAAATTATTAAATTGGATTCTAAATTCTTCTAAACTATTAGTTGGAAGGATTGAACTCGTTGCCATTTTTAATTCCTTATTATTCTATTTATAACGTATTATACATCATTTATGCTGCTATATTTGGATAATTAAAATTAATATTATCGTCTGTTGCGAGTTCAAATCTAAATCTTCCACCCGCATCTGTGGAAGAACCATCTGTTCCGTTTAATAATATTGCACCATCCGATTCATCTTCCAAATCTATAGCTCCATACTCTGAAATCAGAATATCAGCTGACCTTGTAATTGGTTCCAGAGTAGAATTAAGATAATTCTGAAATGGTATTGTTCCTTCGTTAATCTTATCTTCAACTATTACTCTGTCACTCTCTAGTTCTAATTTATTGTTGGTTCCAAATCCAGTTCTGTTTTCAAGTAGTATGTTATCTCCGTGAGCACCAGAAGCCGTTGTTTCATTTTCTTGCATGAAGAAACCACTCTCGTTACTCTCTTCTAAAATTATTGCTGTCTGTTTTACTGGTGTTGAACCACCTATGCGACCAAAACCAGCATCTATATGAGAATCCAAAACAAGCAATGAAGGTCTAATAATATCTTCTAGTATGAAAGAATTGTATAGATATACACTTTCAGTAATTAAATATTCTCCAGCATTCGTAGATGAAGAATCTGTACCATTAAGAACTACATTATCTCCAGCATTCGTAGATGAAGAATCTGTACCATTAAGAACAATATTATCATTTGAATATTCTCCAATATTTTCAAATGTAAAACTAGAGTTATTATTAACATCAGCTGCATCTTCCAAAATAAAGTTTTCTCCAGCATCTACAACAACTTCATCACGCGCAGCGCCGCTGCTTGCTCCTATAGGTGTTTGAAATACATCATTATCTACCAAAAGATACCCACTTGTTGCCGTTCCTTTTTCCAATTCAAATTTTGATAAAGGATTGTGAAAAGGATTTCTTGCAAGTGTTACCAAACCAGTTGATAGATGTCTTGGAGTGGATTGTGGAATATGTATCTTTGTTGTAATAAAAGAAACAAGGGAAACATCGTGATTAGGTCCACCACCCTTGAAAGAAGTTTCAAGTTGTTGCGAACCACCATCCTCATTCAACAATGAAGTGAGTACTTGATTTCCTTGCAACCCAATCTTGTTGAAAACGATTCCAGCAGATGCATCTTCCAGCTCCATAGAATCTCCAGCATTGGTAGAATCTGAATCAGTACCGTCAAGAAGAATATCCCCACCAGCATCAGGTGACGCTGGTTGACTAGTTAAACCTTCAGTGCTGTTCATAATTATATTAGCAGAAACCGCTACAGATTTCTCTGATATAATTCTATCGTTAGCATTTGTGGAAGAAGAGTCTGTGCCGTTAAGTTTAATAACACCATATCCTCCAGCATCAGTATCAGTACCATCTTCAAGTTGAACACCAGTAAAGTCATTAAAATGGAATAATGGTATTTCTTCTGTAACATAAGAACCAGCATTAGTAGAACTGCCATCCGTTCCATCAAGAATAATAGAATCACCTACAACTTTAAGGTCTTCAGATTCCTCTAAGACTATATGTTCCTCAAATGCGCCATTCACAATATCAATAACACCAAGACGGCGCTGCATTGCTTCAGAGAATAGAACTTCAAAGGTAGAAGCAAGTATTGGCGAGAATTTATCTTCTGGTGCAGTAACACCAAGACCACTATACCAACCACCACCAAGAGATGAGCCTGCATTTGTAACTGCAACAGAAATCGAAGATGCAACTTTAACTTTACCGAATACTGCCCAGCCAGCTGGATGTACAGCTTTCTTTAATTGATCCAGATACGTTGCTGTACCAAACCCAGTTTCCACTTCATATGAGAACTGTTGATAATAATAAGAATCTTGTATTCTATTTAAATCCTCACCAATAAGACTTTCAATGTTTATGCCATAAGACTTATCAGTTTCGGTGGTAACTGCAATTGCAGAGGTTCCTTTTGCAATATTAGCTTTAACGATTGTTCCTGTTGCGCTGCCAGAATCTGTGATAGTAGTTGGATACGGATTTGCAGCAGTTGCATCAGCGAAGAAATCTATTGCATCCTCATTGATAATATCATCACCAACATTCGTACTGTCGGAATCTGTTCCGTTAAGTGATATAACACCAGAAGCAGTTTCTATATCATGAAGAAGTTTAGCACCAGCATCACTTGAATCAGAATCAGTACCATTTAAGCGAATAGTATTATTGTCACCATCATTCTCATTTAATAATAAACTACCAGCATCAGTTTGCGAACTATCGGTTCCATCAAGAAGAATAGTACTTTCTGCTTCTTCATCTAAATAATTATCTATTATAAGAAAAGTACCAGCACCAGACGATCTTGCAGCAGTTAATTGAGCTTCCTCTATAAGAAATCTAGGGTGTTGTCGCTCATTAGTATTATCACCAAGAGAGAAAGAAGTTTCATTTAGTAAAACATCTTCTGTACCATCCTCATTCGCAATACCATCACCAACATTGGTTCCATCTCTTGAATTATATTCTAATTGTAGGGGTGGAATAAATGAATCATTAGGAGATTCCATTACTAATGCACTTCCAGCGGGAAGACCGTTTCCAGATTCAATAATAATATATCCGTCTAGAGTATCTTCATTATCTAAAACAATTTTATTTCCATCAGCATCTACTATTTTATTTCCAGTTTCAATAGAATTGTTTATGCCAACGGTACTAACTACTACATCACTTCCAACTCTACTACCATCCTCAAGTAAAAATCCTTCACTTTCACCTGTCTCCAATGTTTTTCGTACAACATCCTCAAAGGTTGTAGTTAAAATATTGTTAGTAGAATCCCAGGCCTTAACTGTTCCTGTGTGGGTAGTAAGAGTATTTTTAGCTGCAAAAGTTCCAGATACATCTTTTAACGTGAAGTTTGCTTGAAATGCCATTGCAGGGACAGCACTATAATTAAATCCATGATTTGTCATTCGTACTTCACCAACTGAACCGATATTATCTGTTGTTGCTAAAAGAGCTCCTCCTGTACCAGTTGTTGATGTTAGTGTTACCGTAGGAATAGTTAGATATCCACCGCCGCTATTTTTAATGACTGCTCTATAAATACCACCACTATAATCTGTACCTTCTTCTATCTGAAATCTATCTGTGTCCGTACTATAGGTATCATTACTTTTTTGTTGTATTGATGGTTCCAAAGAAACATCATGTCCAGCATGAGAAGAAGAAGCATCAGTTCCATTTAAAAGAAGATTTCCTGTTTCATTTTCAAGTGCAACTTCAAAATAATCAATATGTGTTGTAGTACCGCTTTCAGCAAGAATGTAATCATTTTCATTCGTTGAAGCCTTGTCAGTACCTTCCAATAAAAATGAACCATCAATAATAGAAACAAATCCTTCGGCAGATTTTGTATTGGAATCAGAAGTGGTAAAAGTAAGAGTATCCCCTACTTCATATTTACTTCCAACATCATCTACAACAATTCCATTTACTTGACCTGTATTAATATTATTAATTCTAGCTGTTGCTAAACCATTACCAATATTAGTATTTGTGTCAAACTCAATATCCTGATCAACTGTATATAACGCACTTGAATTTGTAATTACAGGAACATCCACTATTCGTTTAACAGTGAACGTCATACTCACATCTGAATCTTTAGCAGTGGTTGTTACAGTTTCACCATCGGTAAATGCAAAAGTATCACTATGAGATGATTTGTTGAGTTCAAACTCTACAATAGCAGTTGCACCTTCACTAAATGATGTGGCAGAAGCTACAACTGCTTTCTCACCAGATGATCCACCTATAATTGTTCCACCAACTGCTTCGGCAACAGCAATATTTGTAAGAGGTGCAACTCGCATAATTGTTTTACTTGCCCAATTACCATCTGATGCTCTCATCATATATTTGTTTGGATAAGTTACATCAGCAGTTTCTCCCAACAACATACGCATGAAAATCTTATGACCTTCAGATGTTCCTTTAGCCCTATACAACTCACGAATATTTTTAATTAGATTTCTTTTGGATATTCCATCTGCTAATGTCAGAGGAATTGCGTTCATAAACTCATCACGGAAATTATCTAGAAAATCATAGATTGTATTATCAACATCAGCATAGTTCAATAATTGCTGTATGGTCTGCACAGGATTTGCACGATACCTAGTAACTGTACCAGACGCCCCAGAGGTTCCACCTGTTACAGTTTCTCTCGTAATAAATCTTTGTTGTGATGTGATAAAGAGTCTTGGAGTACTTGCACTCAAATCATCAGCAAGAACCGTAGCAGTTGCCTTTGAGGTTCCACCAGTAATCGTTTCACCAACCGTAAACTTACCATCACTTCCCGATCCACTTTCTAAAACAATTTTATTTCCATCGACATCCAAAACATTAGATGCTGCTGTTAATTCCAAAAGAAGATTATCAATATTTACAGTAAGACGAAGTTCTCCAGCTTCAAGATACTGATAATAATGTTTTAGAAAGCGAGAAAATACAGGATGGTCTGACTGAATAAAATCAGGCAGTTGACCATCAATAAGAGGGCTTATCTTAGTATTTAATTTTCCTGTTGGATTATTATCAAACGGCATTTTTAATAACTCGATGTTGGTGTATAAGAAGACGTTGCAGTATACGTTGTACCAGCACCGCTATCTCCAACCGCAACCGTATCAACTTCTCCTGTTATACTAGTATTGATAAAATCAATTTCTAACACTTGATTGCGAACTGGAACTATATCCTTGGAATCTGGGACGGCCGTGATACGAATTTCGTCTGATGCTGCACCATCAACCTCAGCTACAGAAGTGATATAAATTCCATCAGTAACAATTTTACCTGTTGAATATGTCACAGTACCAGCAGTGGAATCTGTATATGTCCTTACTCCCGCCACAAGATAATATGTTCTTAAATTGCCGGCACCATCATCATCAAAATATTGTATGTTTGTCGCATCACCACTTATATAAAATCCAGTTGATGCAATCACTCCACCAGCAGATTTATTGTGTTCAGAATGTGGATTATAAAATGCATTGTTAAAATTAATTGTATATGCAGTTGAAGCACTAGTAGTAGGTGTAAATAATTGTCCTACCGTAACATTTATTGCACTGCTTGTAATTGAAGTATCTGTGTTATCAATAAGTCCCAATAGTTTTGAATGTCTGAATAGTCCTTCAAATTGTTCAAGATCAGAAGTACTATAAGTTTTCAAAGTAGTATCAACTAAAGTCTCTAGTTCTTTGGCAGTATATGTTGTCTTACTTTTATTATATTTAAATGTTCCACTTAAAATTAATTTAGTTGTTTGTGGGTCAATAATAACAGGAACAGTTGATGCAACAGTATATGGTGCCAAATCAGTAACCAATTGCGTTTTTTCTACTGTGGTTAAATTAACACCCGTAGAAGCTTTAATTGAAATAAAAACTTTACCATATTCAGCCGTACTTATCGCTCCAAGACTTGTATCATAAGAACCACTCTCTCCACCAAACACTGATACAGATTGTGCAGTAGGATATAATTTCTTTGCATAAACTTTATAATCTTCAGCAGTAACACATCTTCCTTGAGATGCATAATCAAGAGGTGCGTTATATTTAATTGATTTTAAACTTTCTGGTTCAGCACCACCGCTCGCAGCAGATTGCGTGAAAATTGCTATATCAGTAACACCTCCAATACTTGTTGAATTTGCAAATATAGAAGCACCATTTGCAACTGTTTTGTTAGTTACGATATAAGTTAAAATTACAATGTTACCATCAGACAATGCTGCACCAATTACTCCATCCCCAAAATACACTTCATAAAGTCCAGCTTCTACTTCTTGTAAAAAATAAACTTTACTACCAGTTTCAACTTGAGTTATATCTGTTGCTTGTGTATATGTATTTAATGTAGTATCACTTGAAGAAGTTTGCACCTTAACTGTTAATGTAACTGTATCCGCCCTATTATTTCTAAGTAAAAATCTTTGGTCAACATCAGATGAATCAACTGTATATCTTGTGGTCACATAAGTTCCCTCGTAAACAGGAACATTATTAAAGGTAATGCCAGAACCAATATTTGAATCAGTAACATCTGAAGCAGTAACAAATTGATAATCCGTTCCATCAACACTCGTTGTAAATACTGTTCCAGCATCCATTGTTGCTGTTGCAAATGTAGTAGTGTTTAATGTAACATCAATAATTGCTTTAGCTGCTTTAGCAGATATAGGAATATACCCTAAAGTTTTTGCATGAGAAATAATGCTAGATCGTAAGGATGCGCTATCAAGAAACATTTCATTTGCAAGCATATTCGCATTAAATCCAAGATAATGTGTATTGTATGCAAGAACATCTAATAGAATGTTTAAACCAGAACCTTCAAAATCATAGTCTTTAAATTCTGTTTGTGCTTTAAGAAAAAGTTTAAGATTGCTTTTTACTTCATCAAAATCAAATTCTGTTACGTTTAGTCTTGATTCATTTATTGCCATTATCGTAATCTTTCTAGAAATACCGTTAGGTCTACTAATTCGGTTGGTGCATTTACAACATAAAATGATATAGTACATTCGTATTCATTACGATCTAAATTTGGTGAAGCTTTTACACCAATTAATCTTGCTCTTGGTTCAAAATTTTTAATCACCATTTCAATTTTTCTTGTAAGAATATGAGCAGTTGTAGGAGTCATATTTTCAAACAATACATCTCTGACCCCTGACGCAATTTCTGGATGAAAGGGTTTTTCATAATGATTCAACAATACAAGATTTCGAACAGAACGCTTCACTGCTTGAATATCATTTACTTTATTAATATCATTAGACGCTGATTTCTTTCCAAAGAAAAGGTCTAAATCGGAATACTGTTTAATACTCCGTTCAGATTCATTAAATGCTTGTGAATCTGTAAAAGCAGTTGGTGTTGGCATTATAAACTCCTGTTTATATTATTTATAAGATGTAATTTAATATATCTTAATTTCTTCTATTACTGCTTCAATATTATCATACCAATAATTTAAAAACTCATGTACTCTTGGATATTCTGGTCTTATATCATCTGTCTGCCAAACGAACTGTTGAAGGATGTGTTGAGAATCTGGCATCCAATAAAAAACATTCACGGTTACGATAGTATTTTTTATTATAATCATTAGTCTTAATCATTATTAACAAAACGTGGGTCATAAGTATCCGCATATCTATATTTTACTTTAAAATATGGTCCTTCACCAGCTGATGTCGCCTCGGGATCACCTTTTACGTCAGATGGTCCATAGCCGGCACCTCGTCCATCAGTTATTGTCAATGTTTTACCGTCCAAAGTCCAACGATCAATAAATGCTTTCGGAGCTACTTCTTTCCCGGCATTGCGGTCAAGATTACGCTGGAATATCTCACCGCCAATTTCGAGCCCCTTGGGCGAATCGTACTTAATAATTGTTACCCATTTAAATTTTTTCGTACTGCTATCATTGTAACCTCTAACAGAAAGAATAGTAAGCGGCACATGTTTTAATTCGATTTCATAATCGTAAGGAAAAGAACTCGTAAACGTAAAATCTTCTTCGGTAATTTCTTCTCTCATTGTAACTGGTCTACCAGTAAATCCTTTCTCAGCTGTATTTGCTCGTGTTCTTGTCGTTACTCCTCCTCCAGAAGTTATAATTGTTTGAGTTTTTATTGAATTTGATTCATCTACTTTAGTAATAGTTTTTGTTGATGTAATCGAATTTTCTGGAGTTGTAGTCTCAACTTTAATACCCTCAGTTGTTGTTACGTTTGAAGTTTCTGTAGCAACTTTAAAAGCACCTGTATCTTCTGTAGGAGGTGTTGTTGATGTAACAGTGTCAGCGACAACATCTACATCAGTAGATGGTTCGGGTATCATCTTTTGAACCTTAACTCCTAACTCAGCTCTCTGTGCAACAACATCAGGATTTGTCCACAACGTAGAAGTTTTTTCTTCTGCTGAATCTACAGTGGGTTGTTTAGATTCTACAGCCTTCTCTATAGCTGCCGTTAAACCGTCAGCAGGTTTTTCAAAATTTGGAACAGCTGAGCATAAATCAGTTCCACCCTGTATTGCGGAAAGCGCGCTTGTAACTAAAGTACCTAAGTCATATCCACCATCAGTCAATTGTGTTCCAAAATCAGTTGTGATTTTAGATAACAATTGAGTATGCTCAGAACTTCCTGTCGTTAAACTTGATAAACTTGTTACCAATGATTGTAAGTTAAGACTAGGAAGTGCTGGTATTTCTGATATTAAACCTCTATGTTCTAATTCAAGAGAATTAAAATCAGAAAGTGTAGTAGATGATAAAGTTGAAGCATCAACTTCTAAACCATCAAGAGCACCAGTTATTAATTTTTCAAACGCAGTTTGTATAGAATTAAATTCAAGACTTGTACCACACAGATTTGGAACTTTAAGATTAGCCATGATTATCCTCCAGCAAATACATCAGAACTTCCGGCGGCAACAGAAGTACAACCAGAAATGCCATCACCTATTCTGCCAGCACCTTTTGTATTAACTTTAACTGTAGATGATCCAGTTGCTATAGGTTTAGCATGAGGAGGACAAGGAGCGCCAGGCTTTAGATGAGTTGTATTATTATCTCCTTGTCTACTCCATTTGATTCCGTTCACATAAACATTAGGTGAACCCTCTGCTCTGGTCATACCAGTACAATGTGGAATATCTGCATCTCCTATTCTAGTTACTGCTGGCATTTGTACTCTCCGTTGTTATAAGTGTTTGCAATCTATAATTCCAAAGTGCAATCTCTCTGTGTTCAGCCGCTGTATGACCATCCCCATCTGTATGATGAGTTCCGACCATAGGATGATAATGATTCGTGCCACCCATTGTTGATGCTGTTTCTAACATCAAATGATTTTCAGAACCAGTTTCAAAATTCTCTGGTACTAATTTATGTCTTCCATCAGTAAACTCCGTTATTAAATTATCACCAGTATTTGATGATGATGAATCTGTGGCATTTAAAACTAAATTATCTCCATCACCAGTTGTTGACTCCTCAACAAAATTGTCTGTTTCTCCAGAATCTAAAGTTTCACTTTCTAACAACATTTCATTTGAATCTATTTCTGTACCAAGGTCTGGAATAAAACTAATAACATGTTTTAATGTCGAATCATTAGGAATAGCATCATAATCTGTATACGTTGTAATTGTTCCCGATTGATTCATTATTTTAAATTCGTGTGCCATTAGTTCAAATTAATTATTGCAGAATCAATATCAACTTCTGTGCTGACATTCAGATCAAGTGTACCAGTAGTATTATTAGTATGCGAACCTTGGAATGTTTCTGTAATCAAACCAACAGAAGTCCAATCTGTTGTAGATTCTGATTTGATTGTCATAGTAGCTGCTGACTTCATATTAAGTTTATCACCAGACTTGAATGAAGTAATACCAGACACAGTTGTAGTGGATAAATTATTTTTAGCTACAGTTGTTATACTTCCAGCAGTTGAACCAATATTAATATCATTTACAACACTTAAACTATCTGTATCGTTAATAATTATAAGTCTAGACTTTTCAATGATAGTATCATCAAGTCCAGTTATGCGTGTCTTTCTATCTCCATTAATTTGTTGTGCATGATTACCTCGTATCTCCTCTTCACGATTTCCACCAGATTCACCAGCTCCAATTTTTACCAAATGATTCTTATGTACCTTTTGAGTATAGTTTCCTTCTACTTCTAAAATATAATCTCCCTTGATTAATTCTCTTACTGTTCCTTCCACTGTTATGTTAACAGACCCAGAAATAGAAACATTAGAACTACCAGCTACAATCTCATAGTTATCACCAATTACTTTAACAACCTTATTACCATTAGGATGTATTTCTTCAAAAGTTCCTGATGTATGTTGAGTAAACAATCTTTCATGATTCGGTGAATCATCTATTTCATGTATATGTCCCGATTCACTTTCATGCACATGATTATATGGATATTGAGATGACACATATGGATTAGCGCTCTTTTTAATCGACTTGGGATCAGGTTCATTCCAAAACCCGCGAGTCTCTTCTACAGCAGCATCAGATACAGATTGAAGATACGGTTTGGTTGCAGTAGGGATGCCAGTTCCCAATGCACCGTAGAGCGCGGCCGTTCTGGCATCACCGTTGTCATCAACACCAATAGTTGTATCAACCTTTGTTGGATCACCCCGTAGACGTTGTAATCGTCTATTAATAAGAGATTGATGTGTTTCTGAAGTCGAACCTTGAGCTAATCTATTAGTATCACTTTCTCCTGTTTCATGTCCAGATGGCATTGTAGAATCTTCGCCATCTACTGGATATGGGCCATTCCATACATTACCAGCATATTCTACTTGTTTTGAAGTAGACCCTCTAGGATCATTAAAACCATATCTATTATCAGCTGCTTCGTCAGGGATGCCTGGCAATGATCCTATAATAAGAGGTTGTTGTTTCTCTTGTGTATCTCTGAAGAAACCAACTACCCAACTACCTTCAACAAGAAAAGATGGAGTGCTACCCATACCTTGCATAGATGGGTCTGTTACAGGATGCATAACATGGGCCCATGGCAAATCTGTGGTTGGAAGCTTCCCTAAATCTGATGTGTGAAATCCAAGACAACGAACTCGCACACGGCCAAGCCGTAAAGGATCATTTCGGTCTTCTACAACACCAACGAACCAAGAGAATCCATCTTGACCCATAAAATAACTTTGTTCTGCCATAATAATCCTTTAATAGTATTCTGAAACTATTTATAAGGATTAGTGAAGGTCTGGGTCGCGTCCGTAACCAGTTATAGGAATTTTCTCAATAGAAATATCATCTTTACCTTGAGCTTTATACATATCATAAGCAGTTTGAGCATCTTGTTCACTCAAATCATCTTCTACAATTTTTATAGATACTATTCTATATCTTTTAAGTTCTTTGTTAAGCATAAAATTTATTTAGTATAACCACTCAGCCATGTTTTTGAATTCTTCACTAATGCCCGAAGCATTTCTCTTTTCCATTCCCAAGATCAACTGCCACGGATTCATTCCAAGGTTTCCTGCTAGAATAATTCTATCGTGGTCACATTGATGTTCTGGTACAGAATGTCGAACCCAGCCGGGAAATAAAATCATGCTACCACTTTTAGTTAATGTTGAATGTGAGGAATCATTAAAGATCAATGGAGCACAGTTAATACAACATTCCACATTATACACCCAACTCCATATCTGAGGCCAATGTTCATGAGTTTTGGTATAGTTTCCTTTAGAATATATTGCACCCCAACAATCATATGGCATTAACGGAACACCCTGTCTTGGAGAATTATCATACGCCAATTCAATTGCCATACGACACACTTCCATAAAATCTGGATTGGTTTCGTGCATATACCAGCCAGTCATACTTGCTTGTACATTGGTTGATGACTTTTGAACATCACCAATATCCCTACATGCCTGTGCAAGTCGTTTCTGAAGTTCTTCGTTTGAATAATCTTTCTGTACAACGGGATACTTTACACGAAAAGATTGAGAATGTATATTGGTTCTTAGTTGCCTAAGTTTCTTTTCCTCTAATGCCTTCTCTTTTTCTATATTAGATACAATTGATTTTAGTGAACTCATGCTAACCTCACTTGTGGTAATGATGGCTCCTCTGGATACCAATACCATCCTGTAGCAATATATTTTGGATGAGTGTGTATAGGATTACCTCTATGTTGATACATCCATGCAGCAGGAAATATACAACCCATTCCTTCCTTTGGTTGTATGCGTAGCTTCTCATATAGAAATTCTGTTTCACCTTCATCTTTCGGAATATCATTCAGATAGATAGTCCATACCAGAGCTCTGGCACAGTTTTCCCAATGACTTATTTCCGCATGGAAATTGTGAAAACCCCCACCCATAGGATTTGTACGTTGTATCTTAATTTCGGGCGTAAGTAAAATTTTTGCCCCTCTATATGCATAAGGAAACTCTTCCAAGTATTCCCGTAACATGTCCATAGTAGCTTTGTGTACTGGTTCATATAATGCAGAATTTTCTGGAAGCCATATCTGCTTATCCTTACGACTGACACGATTGGGTTCTTCAGTTCTTACATTCTTTGGAGAACTTTCAAACCAGTCTATAAGAGAATCACATAGGTCAAAAGAAAGTG